AGAACTGCGAATAATGGCATGGTTGTCGAAAGATAAAACAATGATTGAAGCGCTCAAGGCGGGGCAAGACCTGCATTGCGTAACGGCGGCTAGGGTAACGGGCAAGAAAGTGTCCGAAATAACAAAGGGGTCGCAAGAACGACAGCTTGCGAAGGCGATAAACTTCGGCCTGATATACGGCATGGGGGCGCAGCAGTTTAGGAACTACGCAAAGAACAGCTACGGCGTCGACCTTTCCTTGGAAGAAGCGACCAAGATAAGGGAAGTATTTTTCGAAACATATCCCGGCATTCGCAAATACCACTTCGCAATATCAAACAAGGAACGGGAAACATACTTCCTGCCCGGCAAAACAAGCAAACTTTTCGTGGTAAGGTGTGCATCGGGGCGGGCAAGATTGTTCGAAGAACTGTTGTTTACGCAGGCCGTAAATCATCCCGACCAAGGCACGGGGGCGGACATGATCAAGGAAGCGTTGCGCAGGCTATACGCCGAAACAAACTATAAAATAATACTGACGGTCCACGACGAAATCCTGCTCGAAGTCACCGAAAACGAAGCGCAAGAAGCGCAGCAGGTATTGAAAAATATCATGGTTGAATCGGCCGAAAAGTTTATCAGTCCAATCCCTGTAGACGCCGAAGCCGGAATTGGTAAAACACTGGCCGAATGTAAGTAACGTTGGGTGGCGTGATATGTCCGACGTTCTTACCGAAAACGGCCACTTGGCCGATTTCGGTAAACTCATAGGATGCACAGAATATGGGGCATACGGCATATCACGCCAGAAAAATTTAATACATGTATGAACGAAGTTGAAAGTTTTTGTAAAATGTGTTATAATATATACAATGTTACAAAAATCTTGTGGGGGGATGCTTGTAATGCGAATATCGTGGAATAGGGTGCTTGAACAGGCGGCGGAAATAGTTGCAAGCTATGATACTGGCGTAACATTGCGGCAATTGTTTTATCGACTCGTGGCGGCGGGCGTGTTGCAGAATACACAGGGTACGTATCGAACACTTTCGGCAAGAACGGCCGAAGCAAGAAGGGCGGGTAAATTCCCAGCGTTGATCGACAGGACACGCAGCATTCACAGGTTTACATGCTTTAACGGTGTATACGAAGCCAAGGCGTGGCTTGCCGAAATCTACAGGCGGGACAGGACCGAAGGGCAGGAAGTATCCTTGTATATAGGCGTAGAAAAGAATGGCCTTGTGGCGCAACTTCAATCTTGGTTTGGCGACCTTGGCATACCAATTATCGCACTTGGCGGATATTCTTCGCAATCATACGTCGACGAAGTGGTCGAAGATGTTATCTCGCAGCAACGCCCAGCCATTTTGCTGTATGCGGGCGATTTTGATCCGTCGGGCGTGGATATAGATCGTGACTTCATAAAAAGGACAAGCTGTTTTGACAAGACGATCCGAATAGCGTTAAACGAAGAACAAATAGAAAAGTACAACCTTCCGCCGCAAATGGGAAAGGCTACGGATACAAGGGCTAAAAAGTTCGTGTCGAAGCGGGGAAAGCTTGTTCAGGTCGAATTGGATGCGTTGCAACCCGACGTGTTGCGCAGGCTGTTTTTGGAACAAATAGTTAAATACTTCGACTTCGATATATTCAATAAAGTCTTGGAAAAAGAAAGGTGGGAACGTGAACAGCTATGTTTATAGATAACGTGTTTGGCGGGGACTTTTTCCTGTTGGCGTTACTTATTAACGAAATAGGCAAAAAAACGGGCGAAAATGCCGTATTCGGCTATTGCATAGGAAACAAAAGGAATTCGTTCGACGTGGCGTGGCCATGCGTAAAAGTGGCGCTTGACGCTAACATAGGCGCAGGATACACGCCGTTCGCAAGAAGCGTATCGGACATGCTGAAAAGGCAAAGCGAAGCAATAAAACTTGGCTGGATAGTTTTTAATGTGATCCTTGATGACCTTGACATGGACGGCATCGTGGAAACCGTGTCCAATACGATACTTGCCAGGAAAAGAAACTCAAGACAAATAGTGATAGAAACCAAAAACAACAAGGGGAATGCGTATTGAGCATAACGCAAACAGGTATAGACGGCGAAAAAATGGCCAGGATTTTCATAAAGGAAAACTACAACTACGACACGCTTTTTCAGGTCGACTGGCTGCTTAAAATCGACGGCACGTGGATAGTCATCGAAGTTAAAAGAAAAGAACCCTTTGCGCCGCCACCATTTTGGGGAACGGGGCTTAACATATCGCAAGTAAAATCCCGCTTAAAATTTTATCACGACACAGGAATCCGCTGTCTTTTATTGTATTTCAACACCAAGGACGACAAGGTCTATGCAAACTGGCTGGACGTGCTTGAAGAAGGCCAAAAATACGATACCAAGAATGGCATAAGGATTTATCCGCTGGACAACTTTAAGTGCCTTGGCGATGCACCACGACTGAAATAGTGGTATAATCAAACAAAGGCTTTAAAATTATAGGTGGGGATAAAATGGCTAAACGTGGAAGGCCCACGGGATACAATCGTGAATATCACTGCATTCTGGCCGAATATTACGCAAGGCAGGGAATGATTGATACAGAAATCGCAGAACGGCTTGGAATAGGTGTTTCAACATTAAACCTGTGGAAAAATAAATATCCCGAATTCATGGACGCCCTAAAGGCGGGAAAGGATTTGCCCGATGCCAAGGTCGAACGGTCATTATACCAACGGGCCATAGGATACGACTACGTGGAAATAGAAACGTATGGTGACCCCAACAAGCCCGGAAAGGTAAAGAAGACGCAAAAACATGCCCCGCCCGACGTTACTGCATGCATTTTTTGGTTGAAGAACAGGTGCCGTGACAGGTGGCGGGATTCGCAACACATCAAATATTCCGACGCAGAAAAGACGCAAACCGCACTTGACGTTCTTGTGCAAGAAATAGAAAAATACCGAAATGCGCTAAAGCTGGAAGAACAAGGCGGGGGCGAAGTAAAAGATGGCCAGGTTTAATTTTGGGACCTTTTCCGAAAAGGCAATGAAATCTATCGCCCTTTCCGATGCACGATTGAACATATGGGAAGGCGCCGTAAGGTCCGGAAAGACGATTACAAGCCTGGTTCGATGGTTAGAATTTATAAAAACGCACCCCAATTCAAACCTGATCATGATCGGAAAAACGGCAAGGACGCTAAAACGAAACGTTATAGATGTTTTGCTTTCCATATGCGGGGATATCGCAACGTTCAATATAAGCAGGGGCGAACTTTATATTGACGGCACGGTTGTATATACGGCCGACGCCAACGACGAACGGTCACACGAAAAGATACGGGGCATTACGCTTGCGGGGGCCTACGGCGACGAAATAACGCTATGGCCCCAATCGTTGTTTAATACGCTTTTGTCACGACTGTCGGTTGAAGGGGCCAAGTTTTTCGGAACGACTAACCCCGATTCGCCGTACCATTGGTTGAAAAGGGACTTCATAGACAGGGCAGGAAGCCTTGATATGCGTGTTTTCCATTTTCTTTTGGAAGACAACCCGAATATTAGTGAACAATATATCAATGCCTTGAAACGGGAATATAGCGGGCTATGGTACAAGCGGTTTATCGAAGGGCTGTGGGTGCAGGCTGAAGGTGCCGTTTTCGATTCTTGGAACGAAGAAGTGCATGTTACAGATAGCGTTCCAGAATGCGAAGAATACTATGTCGGCATTGACTACGGAACGGCAAATCCTACGGCGTTTATCCTTGCGGGCAAAAGCGAAGGCGTGTGGTATGTGGTCGACGAATATTACTGGGATTCGGCGGAACGGGGAAAACAAAAAACCGACTATGACTACGCCCAAGACTTGATATCGTTTATTGGCGACATTCAAGTGGAAAAGATTTTCGTCGATCCTTCGGCGGCGTCCTTCCGTGCCGAATGTGCCAAGCGGGGCATTTTGCTTGAAGATGCTGACAACGCCGTCGTGCCCGGAATAAGAAAAATGTCTTCATTGTTGAACGGGGGCGAACTTCTTGTTGCCGAACGGTGCAAAAACCTTAGGCGTGAATTTGCGTCGTACGTGTGGGACACCAAAGCGCAGTTGCGGGGCGAAGATAAGCCGTTAAAACAAAACGACCACGCACTTGACGCCTTACGATACATAATAAATTCTGTAGGCGAAGGTGCGCCCGGACTGGCAAGATTGTGGTAGCAACAAACGAATAAGGGGGAAGTGAATTGTTTAACAAAATCAAAGAAAAAATATTCGGAAAGCAAAGCAGCACAATGCGGGCCTTGTTAACCGTAACGCCGAACAATCCCGTGTGGTCGACTTCTAACTACAAGTCATTTGCGCACGAAGGATATAAAAGAAACCCGTATGTCTTCGCATGCATTCGTGTAATAAGCGACGCCGTTGCAGGCATTCCGTGGATTGTGTATAAACGTGGAAGGCGTGGGAACATTTATGAAGTTGAAAACGGCGGGCTTGCTGCAATAATAAAACGCCCGAACCCGTATCAAGGGTGGGGGTCGTTCATGAACGAATTCATTTCATACTTGTATCTGTCGGGGAACGGTTTTATCGAATCGGTCGGGCCGAACAATGGGGCGCCCAAGGAATTGTATGCATTAAGGCCTGACAGAATGCGGATAATTGCCGGGAACGTGAAAAATGCGATTGCGGGGTACGAATACGACGTAGGCGAACGCAAGGTCTTCATTGAATCACGAAACGTAATGCATTTTAAGTTTTTCAATCCGCTGGACGACTGGTACGGACTTAGCCCTGTCGAAGCGGCGGCTAGAAGCATCGACCACAATAACGAAGCCCGGGCGTGGAACGTGTCTTTGTTGCAGAACCGTGCTACCCCTTCGGGCGCCTTTGTGGCCGAACAGCAACTTTCGGATAAACAACAAATCGACCTTGCGCAAAAACTTAAATCGCAGGTGATGGGTGCAAAGAATTCGGGGGCGCCGTTGTTACTGTGGGGCGGCTTGGACTGGAAGACGATATCCTTGTCCCCCGTAGACATGGACTGGGCGGGCGGGCTAAAAACGTCAAGTCGTGAAATATGTAGCGTATTCGGTGTTCCGCCCGAATTGATTGGCGACCACGAAAACGCCACGTATTCGAACTATGAAAACGCAAGGAAGGCTTTCTACCAAGAAACGATATTGCCACTGATGGACAGAATTCGTGACGAACTTAACGTGTGGCTGGTGCCGAAATTCAACGAAAGCAACGTTTTTCTTGATTATGACACCGAAGATATAGAAGCGTTGCAGGAAGATAGGCAAAAAGTGTGGAACATGGTAATCAACGCACGGCTGGCTGGCATAATCAGCGCAAACGAAGCAAGGGAAATGCTGGGATACGGGGCTGCCGTAGACGGTGACGCACTGCTGGCGCCCGCAAACTTGATCCCGACGGGGGAATCGATAACGGGTGAAGAATAATGAACGTGTACGGATCTGATATTCCAAGCGACATAGTCGACATTCACGCCGAAGGCAACCTAACTTTCGATGACCTTGAAGGAAACAAGACAAGGATTAACACAAGGGATTCGGATCGTATCATGCGGCGATATCTTAACAGGAACGAAGGCGCCCTTTCGAATAAGGCCTTAAGCATGTGGCGGGCGCAGGCGGCAAAACTATCACAGGACAACATTCGGCAAATGATCAATAACGCCGAAATATACGACGACATTATAAATTCGTGGAAGGCCGATTATTCCAACCTTGTTCTTGGCGTTATTGCACCAAAATGGGAAGAAGCAATAGTTACGGCGGGCGACAAGATGGCCGAAGAAATATCGAATACTTTCGCCAAAAGTGCGCAGCGAATTTTTGCATATTCACAGGTTGGGCGCAGAATGGCCGAATGGATACAAAACCGAAGCGGCGAACTTATATCTGACTTTACCGAAACGCAAATAAGGGCATTACGGTTTATTCTTAAACAATACGTCGTCGACAATCCTACGCCGCCAAGGGAACTTAGTGCAATAATTCGCAACACGATTGGCCTTACCGAAACGCAGGCGCAGGCACTGGCAAAATTCAGAAACGAAATATCAGGCGAAGGTCTTGCGGCGGACATCGTGGAAAGACAGGTTGAAAGATATGCGGGCTTTCTGCATAAAAAGCGGGCCGACGTAATAGCAAGAACCGAACTTTCGTACGCATGGAATTTTGGCCAATACGACGCAATACTTGAAGGGCGTGATAGGGGATATATTAACGGGAAGGTGGTGAAGGAATGGATAACGGCGTATGACGAAAGAACTTGTCCGTTCTGCGGGGCAATGGACGGGTTAATCATTGACCTTGAAGGAACTTTTCCAACGGCAAGCGGGACAACGGCATATGTGCCGCCCGCCCATCAACAATGTCGTTGTACCGTTGGTTATGTTGTTTTAGATTAGTTTTTGTGGTATAATAATAAAATTGGCGGTGATAATCGAATGGAAAAGAAAGTTTTCGAACTTAAGATTAAGGAAGTAAGCGACGAAGGGTTGATTGAAGGTTATTTAAGCGTTTTTGGGGTCATAGACCTTCAAAACGACAAAATAATCAGGGGGGCCTTCAAACAAAGCTTGGCGGAAAAGAAAAAATTTCCGCTGTTGTGGCAACACGATTTTTCTACGCCGATTGGTATTTTTACTGGGCGGGAAGACGATACGGGGTTGTTTATAACGGCCGAACTAAACATGAATACAGTAAAGGGGCGTGAAGCACAGGCGTTACTAAAACAAGGTGCAATTTCGGGGCTTTCGATAGGATATCAGCCCGTGGTTGCGTCGTATGAAGGCGACGTGCGTGTTCTTAAGCAGGTGGACTTGTGGGAAGGGTCTGTGGTTACTTTTCCCGCTAATCCGAAGGCCGTCGTTACGTGCGTCAAGACCGTCGTAGATTTTCAAGACCTGCCGCTGGCGGATTTAGATACCGAATGGGATTCGGACATGGCAGTTGAACGTGTGCGCAAGTGGGCGTCAGGCGGAACTGGTGACAAGGAAGACGTTGATTGGGAAAAATACCGTCGTGCGTTTTTATGGTACGAACGTGAAAACAGGGACAGTTTTTCGGCATACAAACTTCCCATAGCTGACGTGATAGACGGAAGGCTCAAAGCCGTTCCCCGTGCCGTGTTTGCCGCAGCCGCCGCAATTCAAGGCGCCCGTGGCGGGGTTGACATTCCTGAAGAAGACGTTGCAAAAATAGAAAGCCATTTGGGTAAATACTATGAAAAAATGGGAAGGACCGCCCCGTGGGATAACATGGGCCTGGACATATTGACCGCCGTTAAAACGATATCAATGGCGCCCGATTGGTTGTTGTTGAAAAAAGTTGGCGGGCGTGATATAATAAAGGCATACAACAAATTGGGGGGCGTTGCGAATTGGTGTAAGGACGAAAATAACGAAGCCGAACTTAAACTTGAAAAGGAAATTGAAGCATTGAAAAATTTATTAAGGGGGAATTAGTGGTGGACGATAAGGTAATTGAAATTCAGGGGCTACTAAAACAATTGCGGGAAAAGTATGAAGACTTTCAAAAGAATGTGATATCCAAGGCCGACTTCGTGCAAGTTGAAGAAAAGATTAACAACCGCATCGACGCACTTGAAACGGCGCTAAACAGGCCCGTTGCGGGTGGGGTAAATGTCAAGGACGGGACCAAGACACGGGCGTTCTTTGAATACGTTCGTAAGGGAAAGGCCGAAATGCCTTCTGATCTTAAGACTGCGCTTGTTGCAAACGACGATACTTCGGGCGTTTTAATACCTGCCGAACTTGAATCCGAAATTCAAATGGCGCTGCCGAACATAACCGTTATGCGAAACCTTTGCACGGTAATGCCCGTAAACAGCGACCGTTTAAGGCGGCGTTCGTTAACTAACGTAACCGTCGGATGGGGCAAGCTGGAAGCGTCGGATACCGCAGACTTGGGCGACCTCGAAAGTTCCGTTACCGCAGGCGATGCATACATTCATGTAGAAAACTTGAACGGATTGATAAAGCTTGGCGAAGACCTGCTTGCTGACAGCGACGTAATGCTTGAAAGCATACTGCGTGACGCATTCGCCAACGCAATGGCCGAAGCCGAAGACGCCGCTTTCGTAATGGGCGAAGGGCATTCGGCGGGGGAACCCGAAGGAATAGTTGCCGCTAAAGACGCATCGAATAACCCCATCGTTCCACGTGTAGAAAAGCTATTGCCTGGCGAAATAACGGTTGACGACCTGATTGAACTTGAATATAAAGTGCCTGCAAAGTATAAAAAGAATGCGGCATTCATTATGTCAAGCGCAACTGAAAAGTTAATACGCAAGTTGAAGGCGCAGGGGCTGGTTTCGGCGGGATCGATAACGTCTAACATACCGCTGTGGGAACCGTCGATTCAATCGGGAAGGCCCGCAACGCTGATGGGATATCCCGTATATAACAATGACTTCCTGCCTGCACCTGTCGTTACCGTTGGCGACGCAGACAAGGACGTAATAATTTTCGGAAACTTTAAACTTGGCTATGTGATACTTGATCGTGCGGGAATGTCCGTGCAAAGACTTACCGAACTTTATGCCGAACAAGACTTGGTCGGATTAAAGGTTAAGAAACGTGTGGGCGGCGGTATCGTAAGGCCTGACGCTATGGCGGTCCTGCGTTTGGTTGCGCCTACTTCCTAGCACCTAACGCAATTAATAACAGGGCGTGGTAGCCATGATTAAATACATAAACCAGATATCGGAACCTACTGCCCTGCCGGTAACGGTAAACGAAATGAAAACATTCCTTCGCATAAAACATGACGAAGAAGACCTTTTGTTGGCCGGATTAATAGGTGCGGCACGGGACATTATTGAAGAATACGTGGGGATTTCTACGTGCCCGCAAACATGGGAAGTCGGTTTGATACTGTCGGGGGAAAACAGGCTACCACGCCCGCCAATCGTTGACGTGATATCTTTCATGGTTGACGGCGTGGAAGTTGACCCTTCAAAGTATGTGTTGTCAACAAAAATGTTAGTAATAAACGATAGCGCTTTAATTAACAAGTTTGGCGTTATCAAATACATTGCGGGGACGGATACCTTCAAAGAATGGGTAAGGACGGCAACGCTGCTTATTGTCACAAACATGTATGAAAACAGGCAGGGTGAAGCAATGAAAAACGTTGTAGAAGTTGCGGCAAATATTCTTAATCCGCATAGGGAAATGTGGCTATGAAGATAAAAGCGTCAGACCTGCGCCATGTGATTGTCATACAGGAAATGACAAAAGTGCCCGACGGCCTTGGCGGATATAAAGCCGAATGGGTTGACAAGGGCACGCTGTGGGCCTTAGTGGAACCGTTATCCATGAACGAAACGCTTACGGCGCAAAAACTTGGATATTCGGTCACGCATCGTGTTATAATAAGGCAAGATGCGACAATAAAGCCGCACGAAAACAGGATCAAACATCGAAACGGAATTTTGGAAATAGTGGCGATTAATGACCCATATGAAAGCGGGGAATTTTTCGAATTAAAGTGCATTTCGGTGGTGTAGAATGGCGGACGATATCAAATTAACGGTTGATATTTCGGGCGCAAACAAGAAAATACTTGATTTTACGGCCAGCAAAAAGGAAAAGATAAAGAACGCCGTGATCAAAAGTGCGCTTAACATACAACGCAACGCCAAGCGGGAATGCCCTGTAGATACGGGGGCGCTGCGCAATTCCATAAACGTATCTTTCGAATCGGATTATGACGCTTTTGTGTCGGCCGAAATGCCGTACGCTGCGTATGTGGAATACGGCACGAAGAACATGGAAGCG